GGGTACATAGCGTCGACTTCCGCCTCAGTTAATTTGCCATCGTAAAGGCATGACATAACTTCGTCTTCATCAATAGTAGGGATAGATTTAATGCACTGTTGTGCTAAACCTTTTTTAGTAAGTAAGACTATCGCAGTATCCATATCCAAAGATTGAGATACGCGACGTTGACGCTGCATGCTTACATACCCATCAACTTCTTCTGGAAGAGTTACCCAAACATGACCTTTATCGTCAACTTCGCCGTTCTCTTCTACGTACTCATTTAATTCAGCTTTTATTTCATTTTGCTTTTTAGTAAACTCGTCTACTCTTGATTTGTAAGAAATAAACTCTCGAAACTTTGCAACCAAAGGATTTACATTGACCTCAGGTTTGCGTGTTGGTTCAGCAATTTTTGCCATTTACTTACCCTCCTTAATAGGTAGCTTTACCCTACATTAAATTTTTTCTTCTTGCAAGTAGGCTTTTAATGCCTGGATTATGACATCGGTCACAGTCCTGTTTTCTGAGGCTGCCTTGGCCTTTACCGCAGACCAAAGGTCCTCAGGAACTCTTATGGTACGGGTAGGCGTCTTTGGTGAATTTGGCACGGTCTTCTCCTAAACTATAGCGGACTGTAAAAATGCCCTCAAACTTCCAGCGTTAAGGTTTACCCCACCACGGTCGTTTATGCCCTCACCATCCACAACAGCATTAGCTACAGCGCTCTTTTGCTCTAGAAGGGCGTGTTGCCGTTCTTCGATAGAACCTTGCATCAGGATGTCCTGAATAACTATGCTCTTCCAGGTGCTTGAGGCACGCATTATTCTACCGTTTCTTTGTACTGCTAACCCCGCATTCCATGGTAAATCATAATTTATTAAAAGATTGGCTTGGGGTAGGTCTACACCGTATCCTCCGGCGTCAGAGCTAACTAGTACTCTAACATCAGGATCTGTTTGAAAACTAATCTTTGACTCTTCTTTTTCTTTAGCGTTCATTTGCCCTGTGTATGGGGTACTGCCCCACTCCGTTAAAGAGTCCCTAATTATGTCTACCATTTTTACATAGCTGGTAAATATAACAACTTTATTACCAGGATAGGCAGACAAAAAGTCATCAACATACTCTTTTAACACAGCAAGTTTTGGTGCTTTTTTAATTGAATCTAATAGCCCTGAATCTTTTAATTCTGCTGCGTATTTAGATCCTTCGCCACGCATAGGATTGTATATATCAGCAGAGTGTCGAACTAAATCTGGGTGGTCGCACAACATACGTAGTGAAGTTAACTTTGACATTATCCTGCCCCGTAGTTCGTCCATAGGCCCGCCTTGATCGCTTTGATGGCCGTAGTGGGCAAAGATGTCAAAGGATCCGCCAAAAGAGTTTAAAGCGTCATCTAGGTCTGTTAATAGCTCAGTAACTATAGCGTTGTAAAGGTTTCTAGTAGCTGCGTCAAAGAGTACAAATATTGGCTCAGCCATAAGTGACTCAGGTAAATATGGGGCTACATCAGAGTCAGATTGACGTTTTCGTACACATGCTTTGCTTAAAGTCTTATGTAATACTGGCAAATTGCGGTAACGATCTACCCCGCCAAATTGATTACGAACTATAAAGGTTGAATCAAAAAGATCAAATCTCCCCAAAACTTTAGGGTCTACAAACTGCATTATTGAGTAAAGCTCTTCAGGTTTACCGTTTTCTATTGGGGTACCGGTTAAAGCAAATTTATAGGGGCTTTCTAATTTCTTTACATATTTAGATCTTTTGGATCTGAAACTTTTAATTGCGGTAGCTTCGTCAATGACAATGAATCCTGTTGGGAGTTTTTCAATGTACTCCCAGTCATTAACAACCTGCTCATAGTTAACAATGACATAATTGACGAGCGAATGCCCCCAGTCGATGGCTTCAGCATACTGCGCTGCTCGTTGCTTCGGTGTTCCATCCACGACCAGAGTTGTAGAAGATCCATCAGTAAATTTCTCAATCTGTGAGGCCCATTGATATTTAAGGGAAGAGAGACAAATTATAAGGCCTGGCTCGGTAATCTTACCCTCATCCATCAAGTTTTCTAAAGCCGCTATAGTCAAAACGGTCTTACCTAACCCAAGGTCGTAGGCAACAAGCATCTTTTTTCTAACCATCATTCGCTCTACAGCCACAGGTTGATAGGGCAAAAGAGTGCCAGTAAAGGTCATGCGTCACGTCTCCAATGAACAAAAGACTTAATATACACAATTGCGTAGGCTATTGCTGAAAAGATAAAGCCGTACTGTTCAGTGATTAAAGCGTAGGCAATCCAAAGTATCTCGTTAAAACACAGGACTACCCAACCCCAAATAGTTTTACGGCCTACAAAATAAATCCCAGTAACGCCGATAGCAGCTAGAACCCAGGACCACATCATATAGCCGCCTCTCCAAGTACACAGTGTCGAGCATTGTCAATCCCCCAGTGTATCTGATCTAAAGACATATCACCAATGTCCTTTACTTGAAAGTCACCATAGTTAAAAAACCAACACTCTAACCCGCCTTTTCTAAAAGCAGAGAGTAATTGACTACTGGCTTTTTTACCTGGCCCATCGTTATCCAGCGCTATCACCAAGGTTTTTGCCCTACGCATAATGTCTATTTGATCATCGCTTACTATGGCCCCATAAGTAGCCACCCCGCCCTGTATGCCAACAGAGCTTAACTTCACAGCATCTAGGGGAGATTCTACAACAATCATTTGATCTCCATCCCAGCAGTCTAAACCAAATAAAGTCTTTGACTTTGGGACACCTGGAGGACGGTTAAAGAATCTTCTTGAAAGCTGACCCTTTTCTTGCCAGCCAAGCAGTTTGTTGTGGTCAAGCGTCCTTATAGGTAGGATCCAAGAAGAATCGTTTGCCTGCCATCGGACCCCATATTTATGGCAAGCATCAATGCTTATATCCCGCGCTTTTGCAGCCCACTCAGGCACGTCTGAGAAGATTGCTAAACGAGCTTCGCTCATTGGTACAAGCTTAGGCAAATGGATGTAGGTCTTTCGAGCTTCGTCCAACTGCCGGGATATAAAATCTATGTCTAACTCTACGTCTGTTCTAAGCCATGACTTAGCTTTTTCTAGATCCCCGTACTCAAGAAGATCTGAAATTAAAGTTAATAAGTTACCTTTGTAGCCACAAGAAAAACAATTGTGTGCTCCTGTTACTGCGTTTATAGACCATGACGGATTGTTATCTTTCTTTCCAGTCCGATACTCATGCATAGGGCACATAGCACCAAGCTCACGGTTTCTAGGGATTGAAACTATGCTCAGGCGTAATAATGTGCGCTCTACTTCTCCGTCACGAAACATTAGGGCTTATCCACTAAAGTAGGGGCTAAGGCGTATGTCCCACACAAAGCGCATTCCATTTGAATAAGGTACATAGAAATTTCGTAATCCTCAAAAGAAACCTTTACGTTCCATAAATTTGATTCACAGTGTGGACAATCATGATGAATTTCTTCTGCATGATCCATAGTGCCCGTGTAATCAGGTTTTAACTCACGAATTGATTTAGGAGACGCGTGCACGTCGTCTTCTATTAATGCGGACTCTACTTCTATCTCGTGGCGTTGTGGCGCCCCATATCCCATCAAGATTTGGTTGAGATACCGCGTAATCGGCGCAAGGAACGACAAGAGGGCACTTGTTACAGATATCTTTAGCCAGTCTAATCTGAGTGTGGCTATTGTAGTCCTGCGGAAAAAAAAGTTCCGGATCTTCCTTAGCGCATAGTTGACGGCCATCATACGGATACTCCTGAGCCATATTCTTCGAACCTTCCTTCTTCCCAGTCCCAAAGTAGCTCTACTTCTGCAGGGCCACAGTTACGGCTTGCAACGATCCGCAACAATCTTGAACTATCATCGTTTTCATCTTGTCTCTGTAAAGCAAAGATCACATCCGAATCTTGGTAAAAAGATGAGGAGTAACCAATAGCGTCTGCTGTAACTTGTCCCCTACGCATTTTGTGGGTCAATACCTGGGTAGTCATAACAATAGGTTTTTTGTGCTTTTGAGCTAGTCGTTTCATAGACCTTGTTATATTAGTCAAAGCCATAGGTGTATTTGCCTCTCCAGTAACCTCATCAATCATTAAGTAAACTCCGTCAACAAATATAATATCGGGTTGAAGCTTTTCAATCTTTAACGATAGCCCCGTTATAGTAGACGCAGTAACAGAGTCAGTCAGATAAAAATTATGCATACCATCCATATGATCTAAAGTTTTTTGATACCTAGCTTCTTCCAAAGGAGTTAAGGCACCGCGTATTAAACGACCATGGGATATATGGGCACGCATAGAGTCGTGTCTACGCTGCTGTTCCATATTGCTCATCTCAAAAGATTGATACAGAGGAACAAACCCATCTTCGTGAGTATTTACAGCCATTTGCAAAGACAATACTGATTTACCGGTTTTAGGTGGGGCGATCACTGTGACCAGTTGACCTGGCTGTAGCCCAGCAGTAGCCACGTCCATTACTTGAAAACCAGTAGCAATTCCAAGTAAACCATTTGGTCGAGTTTTAATGTTTAAGTACTCGTCGTATCGCGCATGAGTATTCTTAGTTAAATCTATGTCGCTAGTTTGAGAAGCACCTTCGTCAGAAAGTTTAGCTACACCTGATCCCATTAACGTTATGGCAGAATCATGGTCTCCGGCAGCTACTGCATCTGCAGCAAGTTGAACTACTTCAATAGTTTTTTGACGTTTGCGATATTCAACTAACTGATCTAGCAAATATGAAATTGAATCGTCAACAGCTAAAAGGCGGTAGGTAGGAAAGTTATCTTTTACTGTTGTGGCTGTAGGAACTTCGCTGTATTTAGTCCAGTGCTGTCGTATAAATTTCCACACGGCACGGTTCTCGTCAACGTAAAACCACTCGTCTTGTAATCCGCGCTCTAATAATTCGGATATATCTCTATCGCGTACAGCTTTAGAGATTAATCTAATCTCGTTGTCAGCTGCCACTGTTAATCCTCCCCATATCAATAAACTTTCCGCCGTATCTTAAACCGCGTTCGGGTATATCCACAACTCCTACCAACTCTGGTCGATAGGGCAGTTCGCTTACTAGATCTGAAATTGTTTGATAGGCAGTGCAGTAGTTAAACGGATTTGTGCCCATATTATCTAAATCCTCTAGTATTTCTTTCATCTCTTTTTTTGTATAACCAAATCCGGCTATCTCCATAGAGTAACCAAACTTCTCCGCAAAATTCCAAAACAATGATAAAGACCGACGGTTGTAGGTAACTTCTTCTTTAAAAACAGGAATACCTAAAACTTTTTTCATCGCAGGTTTGCGATCTAGTATGCAATCAAGAGTCACTACAACTCTCATTGGAACTTTGTTTGAGATATCCCCCCCTTTCATTACTACCCTACTTTTACTTGACCATAGCGAAGTACCAAATCACGAAACTTATCCGGAGATTTAGTGGAATCTGCTACCTCAGATTTAGAGGCGTATCTTTTTATCTCTTTCTCTACAAGGGGCTCAACTTGTGTAGTGTGCTTGCACTTAGCTCGTAAACTAAATCCAGTACAACTACAGCGCATTTTTCCTTCATTATTTATTTGAACTTCGCTAACACCTGTTGATAGCGATATAAAAAACTGAACTGTTCTCCAAGTCATAATGCTCTCCGATCTCCTTCTGTTGACTCTACAACGATTGGCATAAATGCTTCTTTAACAAAACTACCCATAGGTTGTCCGTAGGTATCTCCCCAGTCCTTAATGGGCACGTTAGTTGTTACTATAGTTGGAAGGCCGGCATTAAAGCGAGCCCGCAGTAGGGCGTCAAAAGTATTTTCGGCCCAACCTGACGCGGTCCGATACTCCTTACCAAGGTCGTCTAAAACTAAAACTTTAATGTTTAGATGTTCTGGCGCATCACCATAGATCCCATCCATAAGGTTTTGAATTTCACTTTCGCCGTCATCTTCCCAGTTTCGCTTTTGAAGCCGTAGAAGCTTGGGATAATCCGTAAAGTACACCGGACGGAGGGGAAGCCTTTCCGGCGTACCTATAACGTCCCGTGGAATAGTCCTTAAAAGCTCCTGGAGGACCGTAGAGGCGAGAGTAGTCTTTCCGTGACCAGGTTTACCCACCAGAAGTAAACCTAGGCCGCAGGTAGACGTTCCACGAGCTTTTATAACATTTCCTAACCTGACCGAATTAAGCCAAGCTTCTACGGAATCTAATACGGGCCCTTGACCCTGGATGTGAGCATATGGGCGAAGATCAGACATCTCTAGCCCAATGCTTTTCATTGGAAGACCAGCGGCGTTTATCTGAGCACGCACACTTGGCGCAAGATCTTTTAAGTTATAGCTCATTTGCCCTCCAACAGTTTTAACATACGTTCTTGATTAGCAAGGGCATCTTCGTCGACAAAATCAGTTTCTGCAACTCGAGAAGTAATTCCGTGGATAGTCGGGTAGAAAGCGATAAACCTGCGCCATATCGGTTGACCTATACCGGCATCATTCAAAAGCCTAGGATCGGCAAAGAACACACGGATTGCTTTTAGAATTGAAAGATTTGTTGCATCAGACTCTGAGATAGTTTTATTAATCCACTTTGCTAACTGCTCGCCGTTAATCTGACCTGGAATGCCAGAAGCTTTTTCACGGACTAGGTCGTAAAACTCTGAGACAAGATCTTTTGAGTTCCAGCTTTCTTCTGGGCGCTCATACCTACGCATGCTTGCTGGTACAGCCTCAAACTTAGTTTTCTTGTATTTGGCATTACGCATTGCCTTCTTGTCTTCAATCTTGCCTACAGCCCCTGGAGCCTCGTCAATATCAGATCTCTTCTTTGGTAAATTCTCATCTAGGTTTGGCCAGCCCATTTCGATTCCTTCCTTCAGTTTCAGCGCAGCTGAAGTATTAGAAGTACGTAGTACTTCTAATACATTTAGACTAGTAGTTATATCATTAGTATTAAGTAAGCTATATAGAGCGCCTGGATTACCGACGCCTGATAATCCGTCGTCGGTGAACTTCAAAGTAGTGCGCCATTGACCCCCAACTTGTGCTTTTACGGCTTTTATGTAGCCCGCATCTTTGAGTTCTTTCATGG